GCGACTTCGATCCGAATGATCTCGCCCGGGCCACAGAAGAAGATCTGCATCTCACTGGCGACATCATTCGCAACTGGCTCGAACACGGAGAAAACTCGCAGACGATCGCATTCTCGCCATCAATCAAGCACTCGAAGTATATGGTCGAGATGTTCCGGGCTGCGGGAATCTCAGCGCAGCACATCGATGGCTATACCGACGAGAAGACCAGAGCAGAACTCTACCGGGGGCACGAAGCCGGGGAGTTCAAGATTCTTAGTTGCTCCAAGCTGCTCGGAGTTGGGTATGACAGTCCGCAGACCCGGTGTCTCATAGATTGCAGCCCGTCGAAATCTGCTATCGCCTACCAGCAACGCGCCGGACGCGTGCAGAGACTTCACGAATCAAAGCCGTATGCGATCTATCTCGATCACGCTGGGAACGTCGGACGCTTCGGCTACGCTCACACGATGGAAGTCGAAGAACTCGACAATGGCGACCGTAAATTCTCAGAAAAGAACCAGCTCAAGAAAAAAGAGAAAGCAGACGGATCGACCAGAGAATGCCCGCGATGCCAGAAAATCATGATGGGACTTCGATGCGCTTGTGGCTACGAGCTGACAATCACCGAGCGGCTCGAATCAGATAGCACGATGCTAGTAAGGATAGACGACAAGCCAGCGGCTCCAACGAAAGCCGAAAAGTCTATGTGGTACTCGAATCTACTCCGGCACTCTCGCCAGAAAGGATGGAAAGACGGCTGGGCATCGCACAAGTACAAGAAGCGATTTGGAGTCTGGCCGAAGGGTTTATCGGTAAATTTAAGAGCAGAAATCGTCCCGGAGGTCGCAAACTGGATTAAATCGCAGCAAATTGCATCTGCTAAGTCGCGGAAATATAAGAAGTTTTAATTTAATTCACAAAAGTGTTATTTATTTTGAACGAAAGTGTTCCTTTTTGGTTTTAGCTGGTGTATAAAATACCCAACAGCAACGGAAACACACCAACGGGAGCACGACAAAATGATTAAACTTCTTCAAAACAACTCGAAGCGCGAACATTACGACGAAATCAACGATCTTGGATGGGATGGCGCTATCTCTAAGTATCCAGCAATTAGAGCGGCAATGGATACAGAAATACACGGCTCTAAAAAGTTCGATGCTAAGACTTTCGAATTCTGGTCAAAAGTCGCCGAGATAGATACAACTGATCTCGAAGAAGCATTTCACATTCACAACTGCGGCATCGAAGCAAAAATCACTCGTTTAGCTAGTCAGCACAGCATGAGCATCGGGGACATCTTATTCGACGGAACCGATTATTTCATGTGTGATCCAGAAGGTTTCGCAAAAATCGCAGTCTAATCTAATCGCGCCCTTAGGGGCGCTTCTCGCCGGGAGGCACTCATGATTAAATCACTCTATATTTCTGCACTGGCGCTATTAATCGTTTCGGCGTTACTATTCGCAGGGGCGACCGACTTCGATGCGGCTAATGAGCAAGACGCGCTCTACTGCGAGATGACCGGGTACTGGCTCGAAGACTCGCATCTGCCGCCAGAAGATCGTCGCGGCTGGCCCGAGTACAATAAATCTATCGACTGCGGGGTAAGAGCATGAAGGCGCTAACAATCTACCGGGCGAAGAGTCTGGATCTCGCCGTTCATCGGCAGGAAGCAATGCCGAATGGCATTCAGCTATCCGAGCAGCAGCTCAATGCTTGGCGAGAACTAGAAGGATTTCTCGGTAAGTCTCGGGAATACTTCAACGGGGACGATGGCAATATCTGGATGGTCGCAGACTCTCTGTTTCTGTATAAAGTCTCGGAAGAGAAGCCGACACGCGAGAAGGTTCGCATCGTCGGCATTTTGCGTCAGAACGAAGACAGCAAAGAGCTGGTATTCGACTCCGAGATGTTCGACAACACCGACGATCACCGATCGTATGCTCGCAAAAACAATCTGCTACTGGCTTAGGAGGAAACATGGGGAAAGAGCTAAACCAATTAGAATTACAGAAAATTTGGGATGAAAGCCTACTAAAGAGCTGGAGCGACAATTCAAGCGGATGGTCGATAGTTATTAATTTCTTGGGAGGTATTGAGTCGGATTTGTCAAAAAAGTTTCATAATCATACGATCACAAACGATGATTATGAAGAAATACAAAAATTATTAGTTTCGTTTCAGCTATCACGATGCTTAGACTTAAGTACTAAGGGCGATCTAGAATTCAGGGCAAGCAAAACAGCTAGAGCTTTTGTTTCTGAGCATTGCGAGAGACTGAGCAATTGCTTATGGTCGGGAAAGCACACGAATAAAGCAATTCTGGACAGTATAAATAATTTTAAGTGGCGCAAAAAAGGCAAAAAAGTAAATGAAGAGATGCACCGCAAACACAGTAAAATAAATCATTTTTCAGGGAACATCTTTGTTAGTGCTAGAGAGCTATCAAAGAAGTCAGACTGGGCTACTGTTAAGTAAAGGAGACAATCATGGAAAGGGATTCACTAGACGCCGATTTGGATCGGTGGCAAGACGAGCAAGACGAAGATTATGTTGATCCGTATGATAGAGAGCGCGATCGCATGGAGTATCTGGCAGACCAGATCGAAGATTTCGACTCAGAATTTTAACAGCTAATTAGCAAATAACGCCCGGGAGGCATTTATGAGCAACAAACTAGACGCAGCAATCAAGCGCAACATCGAAGACCATCTCTCAGATTACATCCAATTTGGCGAGTTCGATCCATCTCTCTCAGCGCTAGAATGCGTAGCGCACAAGATCAACACTTATTCCGACTCTAGTTCGGTCTATGAAGCAATCGACGGCGATCCAGTGCTCGCCAAGAATCTTTTCTCAATGGTCATGGAGCGAGAATACTTCGACGAGACCGAGACCCGGATCTCGATGCGAAAGTGTCTCATGGCTCAAGCATCGCGCAAGTTGCTCGAATACGAAGCGTATGCGTGGCAGCTATGGGAGAATCGCAACATCGAGTCAGCAACTCCAGAAGACCCGGACATTGACGTCCAGATTCTGGAACTAAAAGCGCTCGGAAAGCTGATCGCTGAATTTGAGACGGAGTTCGCCAAAGTATGAATTATTATAACGAGTGGGATTCTTTCGCGGCCGATTGGCTGAGAGAGCTAATCAAAGACGGATTGATTCCAGATGGCGAAGTCGATAACAGGAGCATCGCAGATGTCAGACCAGAAGATCTTAAAGAATTCACTCAGTGTCACTTTTTCGCCGGAATCGGTGGATGGAGTAGAGCGCTCCAGCTCGCAGGATGGAGTTCAGACCGACCTGTTTGGACTGGAAGCCCTCCCTGTCAGTCATTTTCCACAGCCGGGAAAGGAAAAGGAAAAGACGACGAGCGACATCTCTGGCCGGTCTTCTTCAATCTCATCCGCGAGTGCCAGCCTCCAACAGTCTTTGGTGAGCAAGTTGCAGCAGCTATCAGATTCGGATGGCTCGATGATCTACAAACTGACTTTGAGAGAGAAGGTTACGCCAGCGCAGCGGTCGTATTACCAGCTGGCGGCATCGGCGCTCCGCACAAAAGAGAACGTCTCTTCTTCGTGGCCGACTCCCACAGCAGCAACAGGGGGGGCGAGCAAGAATCCGAACAACAAGCGCGGGATAAACGGCGGAAATCCAATGGCCACAGCGGCATCACTAGTTCCGTGGCTGACTCCCACAACGAGCGACACGAATGGAGTCAGGAAGCCGGACGGCAAGCGCGGTCTGGGACTGAATACGCAAGCTCATTCAGCATGGCCGACTCCAGCGGCCCGGGACGGGAAGGACGGAGCAGCTCCGAGCGTAGTCAGCAGCGGGAGATCGGACAAGATGGCGCATTGTGTTCATCTGATTCCGTGGGCAACTCCGAACACGATGGATCACATGAAGCAGAGATCGGACGAAGCGCTGGCACGGGCAAAGCAGAAAGCGGGATGCTCGAACTTGAAAGATCAGATTCCTTATTCTGGGGAAGCTCAGAAGTCATCTACTGCCGAGACGGAAAATATCGCCCCATCCCAACTGAACCCGAGATTTTCCCTTTGGCTGATGGGATACCCAATCGAGTGGGCATACTGCGCGGAGCGGGTAATGCCATCGTCCCGCAAGCGGCAGCGGAAATCATAAAGGCGTATTTATCATGATCTTATTCGACAAGTTCGAAGACGCTCTGGAGGAAGCCGAGTGGTGCGCCAAGACAGACCGGGCGATCTACTACATCGTTCTCTGGAAGGGGCGGTTCAGGGTAAGCAGGAGGCGCCGGATTCAGCTAACTAGAGCGCGGCTCGAAGTAAGGTTTAGGGAGGCAGACGAATGAGTGACGGATCGTGGGCTGGCGGTAAAGGCTCGAAGCCGAGAAAAGTGGATCGAAAGAAGTTCGACGAGAACTTCGACCGGATATTCGGCAAGCAAAAACCGCGTGAAAATGTGGAAAAGAGCAAAAAGAAGGCGCAGAAAAATGATTAGTCCGCTGCTATGCGTAGCGATGGCGGTGTATTTTGAGGCTCGCGGAGAGCAGCAGATTGCCGGGCTGATCGCGATCACAGAGGTCATCGAGAACCGGGTTCAAGACTCTCGGTTCCCGGACGATCACTGCTCGGTCGTTAAGCAGGGGCGACACTGGGGCGGGCATCCGATCAAGCACCAGTGCCAGTTCACGTTCTACTGCGACAGGAAGCCGGAGACGGTCAGAGACCATGAATCTTGGCGAACTGCTCTACTGGTAGCAAGCAAAGCGCTAAACGGTGAATTCGTCCCGGTAACACATGGGGCGACTCATTATCACGCGAAGTCGGTCGATCCGTACTGGTCTCACACCGGGGAACTGACTCAGGCTATCGGCGGGCATTTATTCTACAAACTGTAATTGTGCTATACTCTGCGGGTGCGATGCTTGGGGCGTCGCTATCATTGCGCGGGGCTGCAAATGAAGAAAGGAAATCAGGGCGACGGCGGTGGTCGTCCGCTCATCGTATTCGATGACACTCAAATCGCACAGGTCGAAGCGCTGGCCGCAGTGCTATCCAAAAAGCAACTTGCCGACCATATGGGCATCTCTGACACAACTCTCAGGGAGATCGAAGCTCGTCAGCCAGATGTTTCTGATGCGTATAAAAGAGGAAAGGCCAAAGCAATCAGTCGCATGGGCCAGTCTCTCATCATGCAAGCCGAAGACGGTAACACGTCAGCAGCGATCTTCTATCTGAAGACTCAGGCAGGATGGCGCGAAGCAGATCAAGATCTGGGTAATCACAATATCACTCTGCAAATTGTGAAGCCAGATGGCGCAAATTAGGCCGACGCTGCCGCAGTATAACTACATGGTCTCAGAGGCTCGGTTCCCGGCGCTCGTCGCTGGATTCGGCGCTGGTAAGACTGAGGCGGCTATTCTGCGGTCTATCTTCGGACTGATCTCGAACCCGGGAACGAATCGCGGCTTTTACGAGCCGACTTACGATTTGATCCGGGTAATCGCGTGGCCGAGATTCGAAGAGATACTCACGGCGATGGGTTTACCGTATCGGCTGCAAAAGACGCCGATCAACCAGATCACGATCCCGGGCTACGGCGCGATAATCTTCCGCTCGATGGAGAACCCGAATCGAATAGTGGGTTACGAACACGCGGATGCAGACATCGACGAGCTAGATACGCTCTCTAAGACCAACGCATCGCACGTCTGGCGGCAAGTGATCGCCCGTAATCGACAGCATAAGCCGTCCGGGAAGCCGAACACCATCGGAGTCACTACGACGCCAGAGGGCTTCCGATTCGTCTATGAGGCGTGGAAGAAAGACCCGCAGCCGGGTTACGAAATCATTCAAGCGCCGACGCATTCGAATCCGCATCTGCCGGAAGGCTATATTCAGTCGCTGCGCGATATTTACCCGGATCAGTTGCTCACGGCGTATCTCGAAGGCCAGTTTGTCAATCTGACTCAGGGAACGGTTTACTGCGGGTATTCTCGGCACGACTGCAACTCATCCGAAGAGATCCAATCTGGCGAGCCGTTATTCATCGGCTGCGACTTTAACGTCACTCAGCAATGCGCCGTCGTCTATGTACGCAGGGGTAAGGAGTGGCACGCGGTCGACGAACTCATTGATATGTACGATACGCCGGATATGGTTCGCATCATCTCAGAGCGTTACGCCGACCATCACGTCACGATATATCCAGATGCTTC